GGTTGCTGCATATACATTATCTCCAATATTTAATATAGATCCAATAGCTCCTGCGAACTCAATCAACATATTACCTGCCGCTCCACTAACTGCTGTACATACACCTATTCCATTTGCTGATCTCATTTGCCAGTTTACAGTACCTGCATTAGTTCTTATAAAACTAAACCACTCTCCTTCTTTTTGCTCAAAATAAGTGTCAAGCATTGAGCCTGGACTACCATCTGTTAAATCAGTTAAAAGTGATGTACATTCCCATCTTGCCTCATTAGTGTCAGCTACAGTTGTTGTGGCTTCATATGAAAGAGTTTTAAAAAGTTTAATACTTAGTGTTGGTTCAGGGCTAAAAACACTTGTAATAGTTGAATTAGCAAACTGTCCATAATATGTATTACGATTAGCCCCTGTGTTATGCCTCCATACATTACCTCCTTTAAATGAATAGAAAAAACTATTCATACCTATCATAAAGTCAGGGTAAAAAGAGTAAAAAGAAGGCCATCCTTTTGAGCTTTCGCTAAAGGTTAAGGTATAATTTGATGTACATTTTGTTGCCATATTATATATTTTTAAGTAGGATTACAAGGTCCTGAAGACACAACGACTCCATTTCTAATTCCTAAAGCAGTTGTTCCGCTTGGCCCAGGATTTCCTATTATAACGTATTGAAGTGTGTTTGTATCGTTTAAATACGCTGATCCATCAGAGGCTGTAAAAACAAAATTACCTATCTCTGGTAACACATTAGTGTCAACAGTAAAAGGTGGGGCTGTACCTGTTGCATTTCGTGCAAAATAATAAGTTGTATTCGGAGTAAAACAACCAGGTCCTCCTTGAAGGGGTGAGCCTGTAAAACTTGGAAGATCTGCTGGACAATCTACCTCCCATCTAAAAAGCGTGCCACATAAAGGCGCACTAATTAAAACATTAATAGATGTTGGAGTCGCTGCTGTTTTGGGGACAACTAAAGTAAAAACTTGACTACCAGTTGGATTACAGCCTACTTGAGACGATACTGCAGTAACAGTTTGAAATGTTCCTTGAGCCACATATGTTGCTGGACTTCCACTCAAAGTATATTCCTGTGGTTGATCACTGGGCGAACATGCGCCGCTGGGTGTGTTATTAAAAGGTGACTGAGCAAGTAATTGAGGAACTTGAGTGTCGCTTCCCACATACGTAGGCAATCCTGTCCCCTGGTTAAACCTACCTGCATAGTCCACTTGTACACCAGCTCCATCTACAATAGTAGTGGTGTCATGGTTTCCTTGACAAGTTAACCTATTGTAATGCGTTCCATTGTATGTTACATCTACGCCATCTGGGATTGAAGATCCCATATAAAAATACATAACAGTAGCCCCTGTATCGTTCGCTAAATCTACTGTAGCTGTAAATAAACCATTATCCGAAAAAGCTGCAGATATTCCTGAGCCACAGGGTACTAAACATGTGCCACATGGTTGTGCGTTTAGTAAAGATCCATTTAATTGTTGTCTTATAATTCCTCCTTGAGAATAATATCCATCTGGAGCAAGTGTAGTTAAGCCTGAGTCTGTAAATAGAGCTGAAGCTTGAGAAAAATTTAATCCATCAAAACAATATGTTCCTAATGTTGCCATTTATTTAATTATTTATGGGCATGTAGTTACCGCAGTAACTAAGCCAAATTCATTTACTGTTATATAATCTGTTGCACTTATTTTATAAAGACCTTGAGTTAATTGAGATCCTACTTCACCGTCAGAAGAAGAGTAAACAAAATCTTCGTATTCAGGTAGTGCGTTACTTCCTGAGTGATAGTATGTTATATTTAAAGGTTGACCACATACATCTGGCTCTGATTGAAATACAGAACTACTTTGATATGATGTAAAAGTAAAAGAACAATCACAACATGCAGCAGAGGCTGAACTTGCATCGTAACAAAATTCTTGACAACTTGTTAATCTATAATCATATATTAAATATAAATACTGATTGTTAGTAGGTAGTGATAAATTTGTTATAGTTGCTTGATAAAGACCAGCTGAGGGGTTTGAAACACTACTGTTTGGTATAGTTGTAGCTGCCGCAAGTAAAGACGCTGTATCAGCTTGATTATTACCATAAAGAGTATTACTTGATAAATACTTAAAATTATCGTCAGGATAACCCCAATCATAATCATCAAAATTAATTTTATTTGATCTAATTGTTAAATCAATTCCATTATATGGAAAAACACCTAATGATCTTACCCCTGTTTGAGCATCATAACTTGAAGGCACTAAATTACTTGAACCAAATTCAACTAAATCTGAATCTACTGGACTAATATTAGCAGTGTCTTCCCAAAAATACTCAGCATGAATAAATTTACCACTTTGTTCTGGTGAGTTCATTACTACTTTTACTACAGTAATATTTAATGGTTCAATACATGCGGCTGTCACAACAAACGAAGCGTCTGTAATTGCAGTAAATGTTACAGTTGCGTTTGTGGGGCTATTTAAAGTTTTATTAAAACTAAATGTGCCTGAACCAGTTAGGGTAGAGCTTGTGGTTGTAACACCATTCCATAATACAGAAATAGTTATTGATCCAGCTGTAATGTTATAATTAAAATTAGCAGTTCCAATTAAAGATCCATAATTTATAACAGATACAATAGCGTTATTAGAACCAACTTGTAATCCGTTTCTTTGTAGCTTATATCCGCATTGAGATATTTCTGGAGGAAGTGGTATAGTTTTGCAATTCATACCTAAAACATATTCATCCATATAAGGATCAAACGCTCCTAATTTTTGTGTTTGAATAGACTCATAAAATTCATCTCTAAACCATGAACGCATTCCAAAAGATGAAATAACCTCTAATGAATCATTATTTTTTGAAGTACCTCTCAATCTAATAACAGCACCTCTTTTTACATCGGTAAAAAACATATCATATCCATGAGCAACAAAACTTTCTGGATTATAACTAATACCATACTCTTCTATACGAGCAATCTGTGTTCCTAATATTTCAGGAACAGACGCAATAACTCCACCGCCAGTACTATCACTAATTAAATTTTTAGATGATAATACATAGGTAATTCTGTCTTCTTGTAAAACTAAAATATCTGTTTCTCTTGGATGCATTTTTTGTATTGGACCAAAAGATGTTTCACAATCTTTAAAATTTATTAATCCTAAATTAAATTCATTTAGGTTATTAACACCACTGTTACTACTAAATACACCACTATAAGTAATACCCTCAAATCTGTCGGCTTCTTTATAGTCTTGATTAGAAACAGCTAATGTTCTTTGACCTAATTGAAATGGTCTCCCTACTAATCTATCTTTTATTTTAAAACTTTCTACGCCATTACCAAAGGAAAAGCAATCTCTAAAATTTAAGTTAACTACAGCATCTTGTGTTGCAGTTTGATCTTGATCGTTCATTTCCGTATTGTTTCCAGATAAATGAAACCCATCAGGTTGTGATATCTCAAAAGATTGAGATGCGTCATAATACAACTCTGCATTAGCATCAGCTGGTTCTGTTTCAAACACACATAATGTGTTTGCTCTAAATACCACTAATTCAACATCTAAATCTGAAGTCCTGTCGCTTTGAGGCCAAGGTCTATTACATCCTTTTACTCCAGAAGAAACTCCTAAATATAACGGATCATTAATGCCTTGAGCATTATCTTGTATCCATTGAAAAGTTACATCCCAAGTTGTACACGCTACGTTATCAGCTACACCACTTGTAGGGCCACCAGCTGATGGAGCTACTAAGGTTGAATTAAATATAGCATCTGTCGAATCAGCCAAGTCCCCTGGTTGCGCAAGATTTGGGTTTATATTGTCTCCAATCCACCACCTTCTCATGTCTGTATAATCTCTACTTGCAACATATTCTTGCTCCCACTCCCATCTTATTTCTTGACAGCTATTTCCATTAAAAGTGTCATTACGAAACATAACCACCTTTATTCTTATTACAGAACCCCCTGGAACTGTATAATTAGTTGTTACATTACTATCAGGATCTGTTGTAAAACAAGGATAGCCTATTTTTCTTCTATCTGTACACCCCCTTGCAGTCGATCGTCTTCTTAAATTTCCAAATTCTATTAAAGAGTCATCAGGTATAACAATATCAAAATTTTGATTTTTAATTTGCATATACAAACCCTTTAACTGGTTTGAGTCTTCACCTAATTCATTATCATCATTTAAAAAATTTGTTGGCTCGGCACTTACTTCTAAAACTTCACAAGTTTCAACTCTACTTAAAGGACCACTAACATCTGCTTTTACGACTAATAAATCTCCTTTACCCACTTTATTTGCATTATCACCTTCAAGTCTAAAAAACACCATGTTATCACTTGGTCTAATATAATAAAAGTTAGAAAATATAGTTTCATATCCTGCCTTACTTGGCTTAACTACAAACTTATATCTTTCTGCCCAATATGGCGCTCTGGAAGACACCGCTACCTGTATAGTATTTGCGGTTACACTATTACCAGGCTCTATATACACAGTATTGTATGGAGAGACTAAAACAGTAGAAGATCTTCCGTATTCATCACTGTATACAATGCCTGTTTCAAAATCTCGGTCACTGTGTAAACTACCAGTATCTAAGTCTGTAGTAAAAGCTCCTTGTACAGATATAAATCTAAAGTATTCGTATAAAGTAGTTACAACTGGAGCATTTGGATCAGTGGTGTCTGTGGTTTGAAAAGCCATTGCAATAGCTTGTATATCACACGTGTTTGATCCTGGAGAAAAATTTGAAAGTCTAAACCCTTGTTGAATTGTTGCGTCTGTAATACCGCTGTTAAATTTTGTAAAAGGGAAATTACCTGCACCTGGGGATGATAGTTCATTATTAAAGAAATCTGTTAATGAGTTTCCTTGATCTGCTGTAGCAAGAGGTTCGAAGTTTGTATTAAGAATCGTACCAATACGTTCAGCAAATAAAGGACTATTAAAAAAATCATAAGGGCTTGAGTAATCTTGATCTAATGTAATGTTTATAGATATGGTAAACGGTTGATTTTGAAAAGCTATATTAGCGGTTGCTTCAGCGCTGTTGGATGGAAAAAAAACTCTTTTATCACTATCGAAGTTAAAAGTTAATCCAAATAATGCATTTTTCTTTAATTTATCCGCAATAGGCTCTAAATTTATTGTGACTTTTGAGTTAAGAATTGTTTCGCTTGCCCCTGGATTGGGATCTATAGTGTATGGTATTCCACTGTTTAAAAGACCTAAAGGAAGCTCTGAAAAACCAAGAAGAGTGTTAACAACACTTGTGTTAAAATCAATAGCAATTTTACTTCCATTTTCATCTGGTCTTGTTATATTGTATCCATCTACATAATTACCATACATCAATCTATTACCCTGTATTGTCTGAGCTTTAGCTAATCTTGGGACATTATCATATTGTCTTAGTAATTCATCATTACCTAAAACAGTATATATTTTATTATTAGTAAACGTAAATTTTTTAGTTGTATTGTCAGCCCAGCCAAAATCTTCTTTTTTAAATCTTTCTATTACATTTAAAGTTGTTGAGTTAGTATCTTTAAATAATAAGTCTACCTCTTTTACTCTCGAACTTCCTGTGGAAAATTCAATTTCAACTCCATTATATAAATTCAGCATACCATCATTACAAAAGTTTTTAGTGCTAAACTGAAAAGGACGAGGCACAAAGGCAGGGTTAGTAAATAAAGAAGTTGCACTATATTGACCGTCCTCATATCTATATCTATATGCAAAACATAAAAACCTATTTTCTATATAATTTTCGTTCCCTGCAATATTTAAAAAAGACAATAAAGGGGCTGGCAAAGGTTTATTATTTCCAACAACATTTTCAAAGCCTGGGGGCTTAACGACAACCGATATATCTTCTTCTATAATTTGATCTACATTAGAAACAGGTTCTGGATAACTTCTATTTATATTTATTGTTCGAGGAGGGTTTTTATCATCCGTCCAAAAAAGTAAATCTTCAATTAAATCAACTCCTGTAATTAAATACAACGGATCAAAACTTAAAAGCTCTGTTGTGATAACATGATAATTAACTATTTGATTAGTGGTGTTATATGAAACCACTAAGTCTACAACACCTCCTGGAGCTTGTGTATTAGATCCATCATGTACAAACCAATATATAGTCTCTCTAACACCGTCTTCATATGCTCCTATACACACTGCAGCCGAACTTAAATTAACTCCATTGTATTGTAGTGTAGTTAACTGTTCATTCCCTCTTGAGTTCTCCACAGCTCCTATTTCGGTCGCTTCAGTTGAACCTAAACGAACGTTCATTGCGTCTATATATTCTCCTTTTGGAAGAAGTCTTTCGTCTATTGACTTATTCATTCTTCCAGCCACAAAATTTGTTGTAGTTATTGGCATACTATTTTATCAATTTATTTTGTCCTCTTAAGTTCATTAAAAGTCTTCCAGGATGTATATTACTTAATCTTATTTTTGCATTTCTTAATAAAGAAGACTTGTCTTTTCTGGCTCTGTTAACAACATATTCCTGAACACCCAATCTACCATTAAGAATAGAGTATCTAATATAAGCATAAATATATTCCTCAAATAATTTATTTAATTGTACTTCAGCATCAACTCCATTTTCCATACCATCAGAAACATATTCTAAAACAATAGATGCAGCGCCTCCTATATTACTAAAGTTGATAACTCCTGATTGTTTGTCTATTGAAAAAGTAGGATTAGAATTTGCTGTTTCTGTATTTAATCCAAAACGTGAACCAATGGCATAGTCAAAATACCAATGACCATCACAACAGTATCCTTCCGCGCCATTATATGGACTTGAAGCATTTAAATATATGCTTTTAGATCCTCCCAAAATTCTTCCTAAATCTACTTCAGAGTCTTGAGGTTGTAACACATTTCCGTCTTGATCAAACAAAATATTAGAATTATTGTCCTGTAAATAAGCTGAAGACCAGTTAGTTTGTATATTTTCTGTTAAAGGTTTTAAATATCCATTTTCATAAATAGATATTCTTACCCAATTAACATAATCTTGTGGTAACACAAATCTTAATTGCTGTGTTATGTCTAATTGAAGTACTTTAATCTCCTTCATTGCATCATAATTCAGCTCTTGTATGCCTCTTTTTGCATGAAACAAAACTTGATAACGATTTATATTATTTATAAGTTCGTGGTTTCCTTGATACATTAACATAAAGTTGTTAACTATATCTGCTAAAGAAACATATTGATAAGAACCCCAGTTTGCATCACTTGGGTTATTTCCTGAATTTGCGTAGTATGCGTAATCGTTTATATATGCCATCTATCCTTGTGTTTGTTGTTCTGCTACTAATTCTTGTGTGCCAAAATTATACACATCTGCTTCTCTTATTTCTATACCTACATACTGACATATCTTAGCTATCAACGAAGGCTCATCAGAAAGTGGTAATTCAAAATCTTGATAATCCGCTGCAGTTGAATCAAATAAAGGTTCACCTTCTAATAATGTAGCATAAGTCCAGTTTGGAGGAAGGGGATACCTTACATATTGAGAGGTAAGCTGTCCTATTTTATTTATTGTAATAGGAAAAGCTTGAGCTGCTAAAGCGTCTTGAGTATATGCAGGATAACCTAAAGTCGGCCTTGTTAAAATAGAATTATTTAACAAAGTAATTTTGGCCTGTGAAACTCGTTCAGCATCTATAATATCATTAGCTGAATATATGTTGTATGTTTTTCCTACAGCATTCCACACAATTACTCCAGGTGTTGGAAATACTAAAAGATTAGTTGCACTAACTACTTCTGAAACTATAGTATTATAAACCACTCCGCCTGTAATAGTTGAGACTATATCTCCAACCGCTACTCCTGCTGCAATAAAGTCTGCTGTAGTATCAGCTACAGACACACCACCACCATTGGTTGAAGTTGTAA